TAATGATGATTACTCACAGTCAGGCATGGCATCCAGCACTGACCAACGACGGAATCTCACACAAAACACTGCAAGGTATTCCGCTTCTACTATTGCCGTAGAACTTTCTGATGCGGGGTCCGCCGATGATACAAGTCACTGCGTTACAATTCATGGAGACCTCGCATGAGTGAAGTAAAGACAAACAAAATCACCAGCCTTGCGAGTAACAACGACATCACCCTCGACCCTGATGGCACGGGCGATGTTCTAGTTGCGTCGGGTAATGTGGGCATCGGCACAAATTCTCCCGCAAGAACACTAACAATTGATGGCAGTGGGAATAGGGTTGCAAGCATAACTCATACAGCCGGAGCATATGCTTTTGCTACTTTCTCAGATGCAAATACATCCAATGATGGTTCCGTAAGAGTTGGTGCATTAACAAACGATTTGGTGATGTTTTCTGGCGGCTCTGAACGTATGCGTATTTCCGGTACTGACGTGCTAATAGGTAAGACTGCCACTGATTTTGGAACAGATGGCGTAAGACTTACCGGAAGTGCTGCATCCAATTTTAGTGCCAGCAACGGTACGCCTATGAATGTAAACCGTAACGGGGATGATGGCGGTTTAATTAACTTCACTCAAGCTGGCACACTTGAAGGCGGCATATCTGTAAGCGGAACAACGGTATCATATGTTGGGGGGCATATATCTCGCTGGTCACAGCTTACAGACGGCACAAAAGACACAAGCATTGTCAAAGGCACCGTGATGACCAACCTCGACCAGATGGCGGTGTGGACGAAAGATGGTGTGACAGAAGACAACGAGCAGCTAAACTGTATGGCCGTGTCGTCAGTCGAGGGTGACGCAAACGTGGCCGGTGTCTTTGTTAATTGGGATGATGATGACGAGGACTACACCGCCGACATGAACATTGCAATGACTGGCGATATGGTCATCCGCATTGCCAGCGGCACGACAGTAGCTAGAGGAGACTTGCTGATGTCTGCCGGTGACGGCACTGCCAAGCCGCAGGACGATGACATTGTTCGCAGTAAGACGATTGCGAAGGTCACATCGACCACTAAGTCACATACTTACGATGATGGCACGTATCTTGTGCCATGCGTATTGATGGCGTGTTAGGAGTAGCATAGATGGCATTCGGTACACTTAAAGCAGATACCCTGACGCACTCGACTGCGGGTTCGCTGGCTACGAATTACGTTGTCAACGGTAGTGCGAAGGCGTGGTTAGATTATAATCAAACTTCTAACAGCATAGATGGAAGCTACAACGTAAGTTCTGTGTCAGACGATGCGGCTGGTAGATTTTCTTATACCATGAGTAATGCAATGAGTAATGCAAACTGGTCTATGCCCTTCACGTCTACCGCTGCTGTTGCAATGATAAATGGCGCAGTTACAAGCACACAAGGAAAGTGTAGGTCACGAGATGCGTCATTTAACGATGCAGATGCTACGCAAAATTGCACTTGTAATCACGGAGACCTCGCATGACAGTGACACCAGAGTTTCAAGGCACACATCTATGGGATAGGCTCTGCTGGGCCAAAGAAACCCTAGAGCCGCATCAGTCTGACTATCGTGTTGTGTACGAGGACAGCGTGGACGAATGCGCTAAGATACTGGTGCCTGACCCTAACTGGATGGCGTGTGCGCTACAGGGCGGTATCCTGCCACCTGTCGAAGTCTACTGGGAACTAGCCAAAGACGAAGCAAAGCCTGACTTCAAGAAGCACACTCGTGGCTTTCTGCTGCACAACACCAAGCCTGTTGATGCAATGACAGAAGAACAGGCGATTGAGTACCTGATTATGAAGGACTGCCCACAGTCTGTATGGCGGTCTTGGAATGAAGGCAACAAACCAAAGATGGTTATCTGCCACAAGGAACAGCTTCCCGGCACACGAGAGTGGCGCAATGCTTGGAAGATTACTGAAGAACTTAGCGTCACTGATTTAGCAGCCTAAGAGGGAGAAACCTAATGGCAACAACATACATCGTAGACAAGGACGGGAATCAGATTGATGCCTCATCGGCTACCGTTCCTTCTGACCGTCACTTTCGTGGTGCATGGTCATTGAGTGGCAGCGTTATCTCTGAGGACATGACAGCAGCCAAAGCAATCTTCAAGGACAAAATCCGTGAGGTACGTGCGCCACTGCTTGAGGCAGAGGACGTAGTGTACATGAAGGCACTTGAGGCTGACGATGCCGACGCAAAGGCAGCATCAGTGACCAAGAAGGCTGCACTGCGTGATGCACCTGCTGCATCTGCAATCACTAACGCAGACACAATCGCTAAACTCAAGGCAGCTTGGGATACAAGCGTACTTGGCGACAGCCCATACGCATAAGGAGCATAGGCAATGGCACTGACAAAAATCACTGGTGAAGGCGTTGGTGCCATTGACAGCCTGACGGTTAACCGTGCAACAAGTCACGGCGATATAGTTGAGGTACAGAAAGACGGCACACGATTTGGTGCATTAGGGTCACAGTCTAGCGGCTTTTACATTGACGGTGAAAGCGGTCACGAAGGTATACGCTTTGCCAACGGCGCAATCACACCAAGAGAAAACGGAAGCGACAGTGACAACGCTAGTGATTTAGGCGCATCTAACAACCGCTTCAAAGACCTATATCTTGGCGGCAACTTGTACATCGGCGGCACCGGCAGTGCCAATGCTCTCAGCGATTACGAGGAGGGTACTTGGACGCCGACATTTTTTGGCTCATCCACTGCGGGAACTTACACTTACACCACAAGTGGAAACTCACCGTATGCAAACTATACCAAGATAGGACGCACTGTTACCTTACAAGTTATGCTCAACAACATAACAGAATCGTCGGCTGGTTCGGGTGATGTATTCGTAGGTGGATTGCCTTTTGATAAAGTGGCGGGGAGTGCGCCTTTTGGTTGTGTTCACCTAAATAATTGGAATACGACGGGAACTATTACAGGTGTGACTGTTCATCCAACAACATTCGCAAACAGTGGTGATAAATTGCAGTTTACATTAGACTTCGACAACACTGCTTCAAACAGTCTCAGCCTGAGTCATCTGAAAAGCGGGTCATCCGACGTAGGTTTCAGTTTGACTTATCTTACAGCTTAACCCCACTAGAGGTGAGGGTCGGACAGTCCAACCATAGGAGATAAAAATGGCACTGACAGAAGAAACAGTAGAAGACAAGATTGAAGTAGTAGGCGACTACAAAGCCGTACAAGTACGCACCGCTACAGTTATCAAGCGTGATGGCGTTGAGATTAGCCGCAGCTTTCATCGTCATGTGCTGCAATGCAGCACCAAGTCAGGCGACACTTGGGGCGATACTGATATCTCTAGCGAAAGCACTGAGGTGCAAGCTATCTGCAATGCCGTGTGGTCCGACGCTGTAAAGACTGCATACCAGACTGCAATGGATGCACAAGAGACACCATAAGGAACAACCATGCCATACATAGGTAAATCCCCATCAGCCGGTGTTCGTAACCGCTACCAGTATCAGGCCACTGCCGGTCAGACATCATTCAGCGGCAGTGATGCCAGCAGTGGTGTCCTGAACTACTCAGACAGCCTGTACATGGATGTGTACCAGAACGGTGTGCTTCTCGTACCCGGCACGGACTACACAGCCACAACAGGCACGACGGTTGTGTTGGTAACTGGGGCCAGCCTGAATGATACAGTTGAGATGGTCGTGTACGATGTGTTCTCTGTGAACAATGCCTACACAAAGACTGAGGCTGACACACGCTACCCATTCAAGGGCAACAACAGCATCATCCGCTTGAACGGTCAGACCATCAGCGCAGACATCACGATTGACAGCGACGAGAACGGTGTGTCGGCAGGGCCGATTACGCAGAGTGCCACCGTCACTGTCAACGGATATTGGAGCATCGTATGACCAGCGTATTGAATGTAGACACGATTGCTGACAAGGCGGGTACGGGGCCGGTAGGGCTGACGAAGCAACATGCGGGGAAGGCGTGGCTGTATGGCACTACTACAGCGGGAACAACTGATTCTTTTAATGTTGGCAGTGGAACCGACCACGGAACAGGTGATTATAGTTACAGTTTTACTAATGCTATGGTTAATAATGATTACTCACAGTCAGGCATGGCATCCAGCACTGACCAACGACGGAATCTCACACAAAACACTGCAAGGTATTCCGCTTCTACTATTGCCGTAGAACTTTCTGATGCGGGGTCCAACGATGATACAAGTCATTGCGTTACAATTCATGGAGACCTCGCATAATGGCAAGCATACTCAAAGTAGATACAATCACAGGGGTAGCCACGGCTGGCTCTATTGCGGTGACAGGCGAGGGCAACTCAACCACAACGAATTTGCAGCAGGGGCTGGTTAAGGTATGGTTTAAGCTAGATGGCAGCGGCACTATTGGCGGCCTAGATAGTTTTAATGTTGCATCTTTCACAGATAACGGAACAGGTGATTATTCTGGAAATTTAACAAATGCAATGGGCAATGCTAATTATTCTGCTGTTGCTAATACGGGTTCTAATGATGTGTTTGGTTCTATAACAGGGGGTTCTCAAACTACATCTGTTCTCAGGTGTAGTGCTTACTACCCACAAGGCGGCAGTAACCTTGACCGTGACCAAGTATACGCAATGGCAGCAGGAGACCTCGCATAATGGCTAGTGAACTGAGAGTAAACACCCTAAAGGATGCCTCTGGGAACAACAGCATTGCCACCAGCTTTGTTGCAGGGGGTAGTGCGAAGGCGTGGGGCCATCTTGCAGCAGGTGGAGCATCTCTGCCCGACAGTTTCAATTTGTCGAGTATTGATGATGATGGCACGGGAGAATACGGACTTAACTATAGTAGCGCAATGAACAGTGCCACTTATTCAGTGACATCCACCATCAATTTCAATCATGCTGCTAACAATAATACACGGCATCTAGTGGTTGAAAGTAAAACAACAAGCAGTGTGGAAGTTGACGCAGGATACACAGCGGGTAGCACTGCCCATTTTACTGCCTATGACATTGAAACAACTGGCAGTGTTACTGTACACGGAGACCTCGCATGAGTAAGGCAGCAGAACTCGCCGCACTGATTGGTTCGCAGACGGCGTTGTCGAACAGGAACATGATTATCAACGGTGCGATGCAGGTGGCACAGCGGGGTACGTCAGCTACGTTTAGCACATCAAGCGAGGGCTACCTTGTTGCGGATAGGTTTGCGTTTTCTATGAACGGAACTTCCACTGTTTATACAGCCAGCCAAGACACTACAGCCCCTGATGGTTTTGCTAACAGTTTAAAACTAGATTGTACTACCGCTGACGCATCACTTAGTGCAGGGGATTTTACTCAATTACACTATAGGATTGAAGGCCAAGATTTGCAGCAGCTACAAAAAGGTACGTCTGGCGCAAAAAAAGTAACGATATCTTTTTACGTCCGTTCTCCAAAAACAGGAACACACATCCTAGAAATACAAGATAGAGACAATACCAGAAGCATATCAAAAGCGTACACAGTTTCCTCTGCTAATACTTTTGAATACAAAGAAGTAACATTTGACGGTGACACCTCTGGAGCATTGAATAATGATAACGGAGAAAGTTTTAGACTAACTTGGTGGCTTCAAGCGGGTTCCACATACACATCAGGAACGCTGGCAACATCTTGGGAGTCAACAACATCTGCTAACAGGGCAGTAGGTCAAGTAAATATCGGAGATGACGCAGCTAATAACTTTTTCATCTCTGGCATTCAAATGGAAATCGGCGAACAGGCCACGCCGTTTGAGCATCGGTCGTTTGGCGATGAGATGACTAGGTGCCAGAGGTACTTTATTCGGACTGAACCGTTCTCATACCATTTGGCTGGTAGATGGCATCACGATGGAGGTACGCCTCTCACACAGTATAACATACCTGTAATAATGAGGGCGGCTCCCAGTGTTTCTATAAGCACTGCATTTAGCAGCGGTTCAGGTTATACCGGCACACCAACATTTAGTGACTTTACGACAATGAACTTTTTTATGGCTAGTGCAACAAGTCGAAATGCCAACGATGTTCAGTACCTTCACAATGGTGCGCTTGATATTAGTGCGGAGTTATAGACATGGATGAGATGAATATTACCAATGCACAATACATTGCACATCCTATTGATGGCACCAACTCTAGCATCAAAGCTACCATTGACGGTGTGGAGATGTATGTGCCTATCAATGATGCTGCCAATAAAGAAAGCGCAGAAATCCAACGACAGGTCGCAGCCGGTGACTTGACCATAGCTGACGCCGACTGATGAAACTGGCGATGGAACCCGTACTCAAAACACAGATGGAACTGGAGGTACACGAGAAAGAGTGCGCCATCCGGTATGCCTCTGTGCAAGAGAAGCTAGAGAGTTTAGACAAGCGCATGTGGCGGCTGGAAGCAATGATTATGGGCAGTACGATTATGGTAGTTGCTATGGTAGTTACAGTATTTATGGGAATGAATTAGTATGGCTGTATTCAAGGCATTCAAACCAGAAGCGATGAACAAAATCGCCAAGAGCATGGGCTATACTGGCAACATGGGCGAGTTTCAGAACTACATTGAGCAAGACCCTGCACGTCAAGCACGTATGCAGCAGTTCACTAATGCTGCTGTGCAGATGGCAAAGGGTGGTGTGGTGAAGATGCGTGAGGGGGGTTTTTCTAGCCCTGCACAGGTTCTTCCCGGTGCTGTAACTAAAATGGGAGCACCTTTCCAGCAGAGCCAGTTTGCCCCCGGTACGCTGGCACAAGCACAGAACCAGATGCAGTTGCAAGCAGCACCCGGTTTTAGTGGCATACCACAAGTTACACCACGTCCCAGCGGTGAGACTATAGCATCTCAAGCTAGTTATAGTCCCGCACCTGCTGTCCCTAATCCGGCATTGCGTCAGGCTTATGTGCCTACACAAGAGTTTAAAAAAGTAACTAAGCCAAAGCTGGACACTAACGAGTTTCTTTCTGATGGTGAAACAGCTAACCCTAATTACATGAAGCCTATCACTGATGACCAAGGCACCGTGATTACGGAGGAGGTTGCTCCGACTGTCGCTGATGTATCAGCACAGATGATGCAAACACCCGGACTACCAACAGGTGCTGCAGTAACTGCGCAAGGCACTACGATAGACCCACGTCAGATGGTTAGCCCCTACAGTGGTCAGGTAACAGGCAATGTCGCTGTTCCTACAGCTATGGCTACTACCTCATATGCACAGGCACCGCAGGAGTCTGAAGCTAACGTGATGCAAGCAGCACAGGCTGCACCTGCTGTAAATACAGCTATCAATGCCACGCAAGCAGCACAGGGTGCAGTAAGCCCTGAAGCACAGGTATTAGCAGCACAGCAGACTGCCTCTTCTGTAGGTGACGTAAATGCAGCGCAGGGTAATGCGGTCCTCATAAATAATCCTGTGCAAAGACAGATACAGGATGGAGAACTTGTATCTGGTGCTGCTAATGCACAGACTGCAGCGCAGTTTACAGAGCAGGTACAAGCAGCAGAAGCCACACCTTCTAAGCAAGCTACAGTGCAAGGGCAGCTTGATGGCTTGATGCAGCAGTTTGAGGGTGGTGAAACACCAGCATGGGCTGCAGGGGCCATGAGAGCCGCTACACAGGCTATGTCTGCACGTGGGCTAGGTGCCTCCAGCATTGCCGGTCAGGCCATTGTACAGGCTGCTATGGAGTCTGCACTACCTGTTGCACAAGCAGACGCTAGTATCTTTGCACAGTTTGAACAGCAGAACTTGTCCAATAGACAGCAGCGTACTATGCTTGCAGCACAACAACGTGCGCAGTTTATGGGTCAGGAGTTTGACCAAACCTTCCAAGCCCGTGTAGCCAACGCTGCTCGTATTGGTGACATTGCCAATATGAACTTTACTGCTGAACAACAGGTTGCTTTGGAAAACAGCCGTATTGCTAACAGCATGAACCTTGCCAATCTCAGCAACAATCAGGCTCTTGTGATGGCAGAGGCTGCAGCATTGTCTAATCTTGACATGGCTAACTTAGGAAACAGACAGCAAGCTGCTGCAATGAATGCTCAGAACTTCATGCAGATGGATATGGCTAACCTGTCTAACCAGCAGCAGACAGATATCTTCAAAGCGCAGCAACGTATTCAATCACTTTTTACTGACCAAGCTGCAGAAAATGCATCACGTCAGTTTAATGCAAGTTCACAGAATCAAGTTGACCAGTTCTTTGCTGACTTGGCTAACAATGTATCTCAGTATAATAGTACACAGGCTAATGCACAGGCACAATATAATGCAGGGCAGCGTAATACAGTAGAACGATTTAACGCAGAGTTGAATAACCAGCGTGACCAGTTCAATGCACAGAACCGCCTTGTCATTGACCAGAGCAATGCTCAGTGGCGCAGACAGGTGGCTACAGCAGATACTGCTGCTATCAACCGTGCTAACGAACTTAATGCCAATGCTTTGTTAGGTATATCAAACCAAGCCTACAACAACATGTGGCAGTATTACGGTGACAGCATGGAGTGGGCATGGACATCTGCAGAGAATGAACGTAGTCGTGTCGTTAATCTAGCTATTGAACAGCTTCGTGCAGATAGCAGTGCTAATGTTCAAAGTATGATGAATGATTACAATTCGTCTTTAGGTTTTGGTCAGCTTATTGGTACGTTCCTCACTGCAGGTAGCAGCAGTGTTGTAGGTGGACTGCTTGGTTTAGGGGGGTAGCATAAATGTTTCAAACAGCGTATAATGCATATAATAATCTTCCGCAGATAGAAGCGGATAAGACAAAAGAACCAAAAGCAAAACAAGGTCTACTTTCTCGTAGTGAAAATGCTATGACACAGCCTAGCAAACCTAAGACAGAGGTAGACCGTGTTGCACGATATGTTGCTAACATTCGTAGTAGACGAGAGGCGATAAAGTTTAATGGCGAATAATCTGGAAAACTTTCTTGATGGTCCTATTCCCGGTCAGAGCCTGACTGCGGAACTGGGCAATAGACCGTGGCAAAATCCTCCTCAGTATACTACTGTAGAAGAGGCACTGGAGTTTTATATTCCACGATTAGTTGAGCCTGAGTTTGTAGGCGACTTAATAAATACAATGGAAACAGGTGTTCCTTTAACCACCATTGCTAATGCAATGCAGCTTGGTGGTGTAATGCAGGGATACCACACTGTGGATGTGGGAGTTCTTGTCTTGCCTGTGCTTATTGAAATGATGGCATATATTGGTGATGATGCAGGTATCTCGTATAGCACCGGCATGGAAAAGCCGCCTGAACTAGATAAACCAAAAGAAACTGCCATTGCAGTGGCTATTAAACGTGCAAAAGAAAAGATTAACACAATGGAAGAGCCGCCAGAAGTAGAAGAAGAAGCGGTGATGCCCCAAGATAAACCTGAACAAACTGGATTGATGGCGAGGAGACAATAATGGGACTTCAATTTGGTGCAGTACTAAGCGGTATGGCAAGCAAAATTGCAGAGCGTGTAGAGGAAGAAGAAAAGCGCGTAGACCTTCTTACTAATCGCTATCTTGATTTGCATACGCAACGTAAAATGGAAGCAGATAAAGCCAATGAAAAGAATGTTCAGATGGCAGAGGAACTTATTAATGCGCTAGGTGTTACTGGCCTTGACTTAGAAACACGCGCTTCTATTGCTGCCGGTGGTTCCACGTCGGTAAGTCATGCCCTTGACCAGTATGGAAAAGCTGTGGAAAAGGGACTAGACTTTGGCACAATCTATAATGTTACGGCACCAACTCCCGGTACAGAGGAGTTCAATTCTACAGATTGGGCAGGTCAGATTGCCAAGAGAGTGTCTGTTCCCACTATAGATACAAGTGTTCTTGGTGAGTCTCGCACTATCTTTGGTTCTGACCCAAAGGCTGTTCTGGCAGCAAAACTTGACGCATTAGACTTTAACTCTATCGACAATGCGGTTGAACAAAACTTCAGGCCAGCACAGCTTCAGATTGATGCTAGTGGTTTGGCAGACGACCCTGATAAAACAAAATTGTATACATCCACAGAAGCTGCCGTAGTCGGCACTCAGCAACTCCTTTTGGCTGAACAAAATAAACCAGAGGCTGAACAAGACGCGGAAACAATAGCTAATCTTACCGGCAGTTTAACTGCCTATAAGGCTTTGGATGATGCCAAGAAGACAACGGGTCAAGATAAAGGCAACCTTATTTCAAATAATATAGACACAATTGGCTCTCAGTTAGCAGAAGAACAGGCTAAACCAGAGGGTGAAAGAGATTCAGACAAGATAACAAGTCTGGATGCGGCTTTAAAAGTTTGGACAGGTGTATCTCAACGCATCAAAACAGATACAGCCAAGCCCGGTTCAGATAGTGTACCCGCTTCTCACAATGCTATTCTGGCGCAAATAGACAATGACCTGCGATTTGAAACAGACCCTGCCAAAATAACGGAATTGAAGAACCAACGTGACCAAGTATTTAAACAAATGGTTGCTGACAAAAAAGCATTGGCTGATGCAGAAGGCGGTAAGCCCGAAGACTACACCATCTTTAACGAAGAAACTATTAATGGTGTTATTAACAATGCTGAATCGCGTATTAACTCACCCAAAGGATTTAAATACGGCATTGATGGTAGGCTTGAAACTGCACTTGAAGGTAATGAAGGCAAGTATTATCTAGGTGTCTTACAAGCCGTAGGTGAAGTTCGATATACCTATGGAGATGTAGGAGATAAGGTTATGAATCGTGCGCTAGAAGCACGTGAAACAACAGCTAAAAATGGACTAGCTGCTTACATGAACCAAAAGTTTAATCGGTATCTGACTAACTCACAATTACCTGCTGAACAACAAGTAGATATAAAGAAATTTCACGTTGCTCCTAATGGGTCAACCGCTGATGCAAATGCTAAGAATGGTGAATATGCAATTGGCGATGTAGTGTACATGAATGTAAATAATAGCCCAGTACTTATGGTCTGGACCGGAACAGAGTTTAAGTTGTAATGGCAGGTTTAACTGCACAAGAAATAGAACAACAAGTGATGGGCGGGGCAGTAGGCACAGTGTCTACACCCGCCCCTATTCCTTTTGCTACAGACACTACATTAGATGTAGAGCCTATGTCCGCTGCTGACATTGAAGAGCAGATGCTCAGTGGTCAGATTTCTCCCACATCTTCTGGTAATACTACCGCCCTCCCCACACCTAATACAGCACCTGTGTCTGACCTGAATGTATCAGAGTCTATTGAAGATACAAATCACAATGACCTAGACCAAGCAGGTCTATATGAATTGTATCGCCAGAAGTATCCTCACTTGTTTGATAACGAGGGTAGCATCATAGACATAGACGAAGCTAAATTTGCAGGTATTATATCTCCGTCTGGTCGTCGTGCGCTTGATGATAAAGGGGGCGTACACTTCTCTGAAACCACCCGTCCTACGTCTCCCTCTGTGCCAATTCTGGGCGACCAAGATGCCTACGTAATTCCTCACGGCAGTCTTGGCGAGACTGACTTGTTATTTGATAGCCCGTCTAGGGTGCCAGAAAACGCCAGTGAGTACGCAGCTATTGCTGAAAGAGAAGGCAAAAGCAGGATTGCTGTTGGCCGTATTGACGCAACAGCAACGGAAGAAACTATTAATAACGTCGGTGACATGATTGCTGAAGGTTTTATAGACGGCTACGAAATCACAGATGATGAAATACAAGGTATGATGGATGAACAGGAGTCTGGTTACATCCAAGGCTTACATTCACCCGTAGCAAGCATGGCCTATATGTTTGCACAGAAAATAGGTGTGATTGATAAACCCACCAGAGAAGATGTAATAGATGACCTAAAAAGAACAGAAGCACTAGAGTATATGATTGACTCGTTTGAAGACGAGAACATGCGTAAGTTCTTTAAACTGGCTGGACCTGCTGCCTTTGAATCGTTTTTGAATGTTGGCAATGGCATGGCTTTCTTGGGCAACGCCTATGGTGACAGCATCCAATTCATGGCAGAAGAATTACAAGAGGCATCTCCTGATTTGTATGCGGCAGCAAACCTGCCCTCACCTGCTGAACTAGCAGATAGTGCTATGTATAATACAGCAGGTATGCTTGAAACTGTAGATGCTATACTTCCGGGCTTTGGTTCTGCTGCTTTTGCGCCATCTAATGTTGCTGCCAAGGCATCAGCTAAGTCGTCCAAAATTGCTGCTGAAATTCGTAAGACTACAGGACAACTGTCTCGTGCCACAGATGAAGCTACCGTAGCTAGGCTTACTAACAAAGTAGAAAAGCTGAATGATAAGTTTGAGAACGCTGTCAGCTTGGAGATGGATGTACTTAAAGCTACTTCGGCACGTGAAGCAACGCAGAAGATGCTGGCAGCAGAAAAAGAATGGAATAACAAACTGGACGCAAACGTAATGCGTTCAGCCACTAGAGAAGAACGTGCAATTAAAAGGCAGAACGCTAGTGCATCAGCTAGTGCTAACCCTGAGATTGCACAAGACTTGATTACGGCGTTTGAGCAAAAGACAGGCAAGGTAGTGTCTGTCGAGAAGGATGGTGTAAAGAAACTAGACCCAGACTTAGCGCGTAAAGCTGGTGTAGAAATGGCAGAAGACGTAGCCAACGCTGACCAGAAAACTGTACGTGACTTGCTTACAGGTACGGCACCTATTGATTTGACTGCTGCCCGTGTGTTCGGTCAGGGTGATGAAATTACACAGCCGCTGCTGCGACCTGAGAAATTTGATGGTCTTGTTGCTAGTATAGCAGAGTTAAAAGAGGCAAAGCCCGACTTATTTAAGCCTAAGAAATGGGAAAACGGTACAGACTATACTGTAATTGACCACCTGTTTGAACTGACAGTGACCAAAGAGGCCATGCCCGGTGATGAACTTGTCACATTGTTAAACAAATATGACATTTCTTTTGAGGATTACATTCTCACTGTGGTAGGTTCAGGTTCACGTGCTGGTCAAATCCTACAAAAGCTGTCTCAGATTAAGAGGTCAAGACCTACAAACGAAATGATTGCTTTGCAAGAAGCAAAGACCTTAGAAGTGCAAGACAGCATTAGGTCTGCTATCATGCGGATTGAAGGCGTTAGGCGTGGTGGTCTTGTGTCGCAGCTTGCAACAGCAGCGCGTAACCTTCAGTCAGGCTATGTCCGGGGTCCAATGGAAGGCATGGGTAACGTAATCGACACGGCACTATATAATGCTAGTCATTATGGCACTATAAAAGGTGCTACGTCTTTGCTAGACCCTCAGAATTGGAGTGACAGCTTCCGTCACATGAAGTACATATTTAGCGGTGATGTAAAGGGTGAAGTTCGGGATGTGTTAGATTTTATCTACGAGCAGCCTGAATTTACAAAGCAAGCAGACATTATGTACGGCTCTATCAATGAGATTCGCCGCAATCTAGGGCGAGTAGATGAGTTAATCCTTGATTATAAGGGTGTGCCTACAGACAGAATTGACCTAGATACTACGGTACAAACAGTGGCTAGGCAGATTGAAAATATTACTGACCCTGCTTTGCGTAAAGCGGCCATAGAAAAGTTCCGTGCGGCGGGTAAGTTTAACTTGGTAATGACGACTGCTGAAGATGCAGTCGAGGTACTTAACACCGCAAACCGCTGGCAAGAGTTTTTGCAGCGTAGGGCTGTTGCTTTCGCTGAATTACAACGTCTTACTGGTAGAGAGTATGGCATTGACTTTGTTCAGACGCTAAAGCAGGGTAAAATCCGTGACCTAATAAACGACTCTACAACTGTTCGACCAGAGGGGTCACGTTCTTTCATTGAAATAATGGAGGAGGCCACTAACAGGGCTATGGACTTTACCTATGCCAAGCAGCCAGACATCCAGCCTTTACGTGAGGTGTCTAACTTTATCGTGCGTAACGGTCTTACAGCCTTTATACCATTCCCTCGCTTCATGTTTAATGGTATGGAATTAATGGGTCAGTATGCAGCAGGTAGTTCCATTCCTTTGACTCGTAAACTTATGAGTGTTGCTGTGCCTAAAGCCCGTGGTCCACTCACAACGAAAGACAGGCAGCGCATCTCGCGCAACCTTGTTGCTATGGGTGTTGCAGGACCAACAGTTCCTCTTGCTATATCCACCTTCTTTGACGATGAGCCAGATAAAGAGGAGGAAGAAGGCGTAGTAGGAAAGGCAGTCAGAGAGACAGCTAGTTATTTCACAAAAGAACTGGTTGAGATGGCAGCATGGGCTGGATTGTATCAGTATCGCACCAGCCCTGATGCGCCGGGTGACTATAAGATGATTAATCTTGCAGGTGGTGAACTAGATACCACCGCTATCTATCCTGTGAGGCAGTTGCTATGGATGGCAGAGGCAACAAAGCGTCTTAATAATGGCACATTTGATAACTGGTATGACCATAAGGATTTTATGGAGACCTTTGTAGGAAGTGGTGTTAGAACTGGTGTTGGACAGGGTGCTGTTGAATCGGTTGTCAATGCATTTGACGGGACAGATATGGTGTCCACTGAAAGGGCAGCAAAAATAGCAGGACGTGCGCTTGGTCAATATACAGGTTCTTGGTTCGTGCCATTTTCTCAAATCATTGAAGCAGAAAGAGCAGATGGCTCTCGTGGGCTTGTGTTTAAAGACGCTGCTGAAGACCCAACATTAGATGCAAAAGCTACCTTCGTAAGTGAATACATGCGTGGCCTAAGAAGTCGCGGGTTCTTCCTGACAGGAGAAGAAGAAGCCGCACTGCCTAACAGAGAGTTTCTATTCCAAGACGCTAAAGAAAGAATGTACCCTACAGCTAAAGTGCTGGGTGGTCTTACCTTTAGGAGCAAGGATAATGAAGCCGGGGAATATATAAAGAGGCTTGGTATTACTGAATACGAACTGTCGAGTAAGTCTTCTGTGCCTAGCATCCGTAGGTTTGAAAACTCTATCCTACGCGATGCAATACCTGCGATTATAGAGATAGCCAAACGCACTGAAGTAGATGCCATTACTGACTATAGGGGTTCTCCGGCTCTACAAAAACACTATACAGAAGTTGAATATATTACAGACAGAGTTACTACTGTAATCCGTCGTGATATCGCTGAAGCAAAAGCGAACATTACAAACGAGGACAAGGGCATTTTAGCGGACGCACCTCAATACATCGTGCCTATGCTCAAATTCCGCAGGATGCCATCCTTCGTCCGCAAGGAAGCTATTACTGAATTTGTATTGAGAGAGGGTAGAAAACCCAATGGCGGGATGGCTAACGACATGAACATCTTAGCAGAGATAGCTGCGGATATAAAAAAGAGGTCACCATTTAAATAGACCAGTAAAAAGGGGGCCGCAAAGCCCCCTCTCTTTTATCTATTATCTCCACTACCAGATAGCGTACCACGTTTCTTGCGGTCAGCCAGTTTCTGTAGGTTGTTCTCCATGATGTGACCAAGGTCCATCTCCATTTCTTTAGCTAGTACGGCACAGTACCATAGCACATCCCCAATCTCATAACCAATCTCAATACGCTTGGCAAGGTACTCATCTTGTGCTGCCCCGTCACGGATAAACTTCTTTACCTTGTTAGCAATCTCACCTGCCTCTCCCGTAAGGCCAAGAGTAAGATACTCCATAGCCTTGTTCTTAGGGAAGATGGCAGTCTCACATGCTTTCTCTTGGTACAATGTTGCGGAAATATCACTCACACGTTTCTCCTTTATCCACTGTTTAGCTTCTAGTTCTAGGTCCATTTAGTTTCTCCAAGTTCTTAAAGTACGCAGTGTTCCACCCACGCTGCCACTCACGGTGAGATGTATGTGTGTACTTACCATTAGGCTTCAGCGGGTTGGCTAGTTGATGATAGCAAACCCCATGCTGTTTGTTTCTCCTTTCACTTACTTGACTGAAGGCTTCGTAGCCAGCGATAAAATGCTCATCCAGCTTGTTGTTCATTGTCCTTTTTCTCCTTAAAGGCTTTGATTACGTCAGAAGAGAACAGCTTCTGTAGGTTCAGCAAGTACATACGTGCTGCCTTGTTGTCGCCACCGGACACACTCTTCTTGTAATCTAGGTTGTCGATGATACGCTTGAGACTGTTGGTATCGAATACAAGTGTAGCAAACACTTCATCATCAATACACAGGTTATGAAACCAGTAGTCTGACTCTGTGGCAGCAATGCCGCTGGGCTTGCCATAACATTCATACTCAATGGCAATGTTACCTGTACGCATCCACATGCCACGCTCTGACTTGACCTCAATCTTCTTGTCTTGAAGCATGTCAGCAACCATCTGCTCACGTACTTTGCCATACTCAAGGTCAATGTCAAACTTCTTACGGTCCTTAGTCTGCGGCTCCAGATTTTGCATCTTCTCTCTCCTTCCGTTTCATCCACTCTTCGTACTGAGGATGTTTAGGAGGTGGGTTGAATTGCACCCACCCCTCTTCTCGTTTCCACGCTAGTTTCTCTTCCTTCTTACTCATTGAAGTAATTGTCCAAGATGTCAAGCCTATCTTCGTGCATAGCCATCTTATCTAACTCAGCCTGTATAGCTTCCATTATATCTGAATGCTCCCCTATACCTGCTGGGTTTTTAAGATACACTTCAATGTTCATCATATGCAACTGACTACCTGCTTTTGCGTGTAGCTTTAATGCTTGTATCATTGCATCTCTCATCTGTCAACTCCTTTCCTTTACCTGTTAGGTATTTAGGTGGCTCTCTTTGCTTTACAAAACGACTGATTATCCATTGTAGGATGTCTGCTATTTTGTCCATCAGGCTGCATTCAAGTCCACTACCTCACAGACACCAGCCGTACAGGCCAACTCACGTCCACCGGATGTAGTGTCTTCCTTCTCAAACTCTTGTAGCATATTCCAATTAACACTCTTAGGCATCTGTGTCAAGAGTTCTCTGTACGTATCCTCGTCAATATCCTGATAGGGTGCTTGCTTGTAGGTATGCTCACTGAATGGCAGGAAGCTGATGCCTGACACCTCATCAAAGTGTTCATACACCCATGAACCTACAGCCATCCACTCATTCTCTTTGACAGAGATAGTGACAGACGGCTTATGCTCACACCAGTGACGCTGATACTGCAACCACAACTCAAGCTGCTCAATGGCATCCATCTCTGTGCGGCATACTGCACTGTTGGGTGACTTCATTGGGAAGCTGAACACTGTCGTGCTGTCAGGCTTCATTACATCAGGCTCTGCGGGTATACCCTCTGACACAAGGAACTGCGTGATAGGGTCTTTGTTGTCGCCCCTTACCGTGCGAATGTAGTATGGGTTGTGACGAGCATGGATACCTGACGCACTGTCTACAAGCTGTGACACTGTACCACTAGGCTTAACACAGGTGATGGCTGCTGACTGTGGTATGCCAAGCTGCTGCGCCATAGCTGCATTAGTTTCGATTGCCTGTTCCTTGAGTGCATTGAGTGTAGCCCCAATGTTCTTGCCTAGATGCGTTGACTTACCTGACATCATGTCATTGTCCATGATACCTGTCAATGATACACCAAGCAAGCGTTCCTCTTCTGTGTTCTTCTTCCATACATTACGCAGGTATTTGAAGTCAGTCAGTGTAGACTGGAACGTACCCAAGATAGTGGCAAGGCGAACCTTTTCAGTCAGTGTCTGCTGTGTGTCTGATGCACGTACAACAACCTCTGACAGATTACAGAACTGGTACGGACGCAAGATAATTTCACTGCAAGGGTTGCATCCGAAATCATGTTCTACCTCACGGCGACCATTCTTAGCTGCCTGTACCTGTGCTGACTTACGATTGAAGATACCACGTTCACCAGACTTGCTTTCATACAGGGATACCCACTCACGCATGAATGTACCCATCTCTGGCTTGCCCTTGTAGGCTACGCTGTTGTTAGCCAGCGCACGTTGCCCTTCGTTCTCCCACCACATACCTGACTTGGCATGTGCCATCTGGTCATCATTCAAGTTGGACAGGCTGATGAGTGCGCTACGACGTACACCGCCTACGACTACAACCTCACCAATCTTACACATGATGTCGTGGCATTCAATGGGGAACAGGCGACGACCTGCTGCACCCTTGAACTTCTCCACAAGGAACTCAAACAGTTCCTCCAGTGGGGCTGGGCCACTTGCTCTACCACCAAAAGTCTTGAGACGTGCGCCAGCAGGACGAACCTCTGACGTATCCCATTTTGGAACTTGACCGGAGAACAACAGAAAGACAAGTTCACGCAGGGATTTGGCCCAGCCCGGACGGGAGTCGCCAACCTTGATGACTGTATCACTAAGATGCATGTCTTCGTTGACGACAGGCAGCTTCTCAATGTTGTGACGTTCTACTGAGAAGCCTACACCAGTGCCGCACATAAGGATGTACATAGTCTCGTCAAAGGCACGAGGGTTATCTACAGGCACGTAAGAGCAGTTGTAACCACCTACATGACAACGGTCAAGCGCAGGTCCAGCGGTCATCAATGCTCTCATGCTTGGCATGATGTCTTGGTTTAACACAGCTTGCTCAAGTTCACCACGTAGTTCATCCGACAGGACATACTTGTGCTTGCTCTTGAGATGCTGTGTCATGTAATCAAAGTATCGTGCGACTGTCTCACCCCATGTCTCACGACGCTGCTCATCCTCTTTCCATCGGGCATACCGTGAAAGAGCGATAAAGTTCTGGTAGTCTGTTGGTAAATAGTTACTCATCTCTCACTCCGTTAATGTTTTCATATGTTTGATGTCTGCTCCATCCACGTCGTAGAAGTACTCGCGGATGCCGTCCTCAATCTCTGCACCAACATCTTCATCTGCAGGGATTGGATATTCTTCGGGGTCAATATCAATTGTGATGTAGACTTTAACTCTCATCACTCGCCACCACGTCTTCTATAAGCGTATTGAGATACCACTGTGCTTTCTGTAAATCTTCAATAGGCTTTCCCTTGTAGTCGAAACGCCACATGTACTTCATAACATTACCCTGTAAATAGTACTTGAAGTTTGGCCCCAGTGCAGCCTGAATAGCTGCGATACACTCAATGCCTGACTGATTGTAATGTGAAGGACTGTTCACCATGTCAGTCTTTGCGTCTTTCATTTGCTTTGTGTAATACTCATCCATCAGTTTCTCCTCATCTTCAGCTAGTCTGTTTCTCATGTACTGCTCATGCCTCATCAGGCATTGCCCCCTGTCTTACTGTTGAAGTTAAGATGAACCACATTACCATCGTATGTCTTTTCCACGCCCATCTCTTCCTCTAGTTCTACATCAATGTCCATCTCGTTGTCAACAACTTCCATCACATATGTGTGAACTAAATTACGTACAGTCTCATCTTGTTCCATGATAGGCACAGTGGCGCACATCATCTTACAGAAGTGCATCACCTGCCCATACCCTTCGTCGTCAAGTGGATTGTCAGGCTGTGAAATAATGGAGATGTCAATCTCTCCTGTCCATTCACCATCTTCCTTTACACTTGGTCTGATACGGATGATGAAGTCTTCATCTTCTAAACTCATGTGTTCTGACATATCTATCTCCTTTTCACTTTGGTTCCACTAAACTTGATAAACTTAGGATGCTTGTTCTTGCCCTTCTCCTTCAGCCAATCCTCTGGTATGATGCGGTCATAGTATCTGAACCCATACTTGATGCACCACTCAGCGTAGGTAGACTTGGCACCCTTACGTAGCTTTCGTCTGCTGTTCTCAAACACAAACCGTATATCTAACTTAGGATGCTGCTTCTTGATTGCAAGATGCTTGCGTCTATCTGCTGCTGTAAACATACCCTTTGTCTCAATGATGATACCGTTATCCAGCACGAAGTCTGGAGTATAGGTGCGGTATGCAAGGTCTTCCCATTCAATCTTGTACTTTTCATACTCATACTTTATCTTTAGTTCGTCAAGATAGATAGATACCTTGTGTTCCAGGCCACTCCTATATCCATACTTCCGTGCGGCACGGAATTGCTTTGCGTTAGGCATTACATTGCCCGTCCCTTGAAGAAGTCCTTGTCCTTATACTCGTCAGCAAGTGACACGTATGAGACAGTCTTAGGTTGCTTGGCTTGTGATGCAACGGCAGGTAGTTCCTGCAGTCCGGGCCAGCATGTGAACTTGTAACGACAGAAGCCACACTCAGTACCCAACACGGTGTTGCCTGTAGGCTTACCACGGAATGTCTCAGGAACTGCCTCAAAGCAACGCTCGAACCTGTTCTCTTCAATAGTATCGGCTGTGTCTTTAATCTTGCCAACTTCTGCATCAACGTCAATACCTGTAGCCGGTACATATTTGAAGTCGCCGTTTGCCTTGTTAACTACCCACCATCCACCAGCACGTTTGCCTGATGCTTTGGCGTAACCAGCAAGCTGTGCTACATACCCGAAAGCATCACCCTGTCTAAGAGTGTCAAAGGATTCAAACTTGTTAGTGTACGACCAATTAGATGCTGACTTAATATCATCAACAGCACCGTCAATAACAATATCATAGGTGCCAGTGATGGATGTATCGTCATCAAGCTGTAGAGTAACCTTTTCATCGTCTTCATACTGTACTCCTGCTTCTTTGAGAAGACCCTTGAAGACTGCCTCTACGATATCTCCAAGCATCATGTTCATTACGAATGTTGTTGGAAAGGGTAACGCTTTCTCCGGTTCGTTCTTCTCAAACCAAAGCTGACAAGTTGGTCTACCCACGTTTGACATACGTAGACCAAACTTATCTCGCTTGTTACCCCCACCAAACTGGCGTTGAAGTGCGTTCATTACATCTTGGCCTACTTGTTTAATGGTATCCTCTGACATTGAGGACTTACCCTTAACAGCGTTCTCCATGTATTGATGCACAGCCAGTTCAGCAGGGTGGTTCATTACGCTACCTCTTCAACTTCGATGTCAACGATGCCGTCAACGATAACCTCATCATCCTCGTCATCATGGGAGTTAGCTTTCTCTGCCCATGCATTGATGATGTACTCGTTGTAGTTGTTGACCCACTGCATGAAGTCACCAAACATGCCCTGTTCTTTGTCTGTAAGGTCAAGGGTCTTGGTTACGTCAAGAGACACGATTGGCAGGTAGAAGACTGCACCAGTAGGAATCTTACGCTCCTCTGTATTCGCAGTAATCATGTGCTGCACAGGCAGTCGCTTCATCTTAGCGAGTTGAGTAAAGGCACCACCCACGTTCTTGAACGCATCACGGTTCTCTACTTCCCAGATGAATGCAGTCTCATCTACGTCCACAGGATTGCCTGATGCGTCTGTGGCATTGACCAGTTCGACAGTGCCAAGCACAACACGAACACGCTTAATCTGCTTGATGAGTTCCTGTGTTTTCTCAGGCAGAGCCTTGAAGTCTTGGATGTAGCCAGCAGGTTTACCACAGTTGAACCCACCATCATTGTCCTTGAGGTCAATGTTCAGGTTGTCAGCCATGACAGTCTTGACATAGCGGTTAGGGCTATCACCCATGCCACGGACAAAACGCTTGTACATAAAGCGTTGCAGATACGGACGAATCTTCACCGACTCTGCGTAATATGTAGGTCCGTCTGGTACTTCCAGCTTGTACGTACCACCGCTGACCACTTCCATGTTCACGTTCTTGCCATTTACTTCTGCCTCACCCATGACAGGTGAGTGATTGATGCGTAGTCGGGCAAGAGTACTAGCTTGCTTACGCTCACTAGATGTCTCGTTGGCAATGCCCATTGCCTTTGCCATTGCGGCGTAATTGTTAGTGTCAATGGTTGTTAGTTCCATGTGTTTTATACTCCTTCTTTCGAGTTAGAATCCATAGTTATATCACGACACATCGTATGTGTCAAGCCAGTTGGGGCCAATTTTTGCCTCTAGTTCCAGAGGAACATTGAATACCAACCCCCAACGTAAGGTAATCAAGTCAGGCAATACTCTGTTAGTCTCTTCTATTATGTTGATAACTCTCCTTTCTTCGTCTGGATGAATGTCGATGACGATTGAGTCATGCACAGTGTTTACCACACATGATTGCATGCCGTCAAGTAGTTTATCAATGTGCAGCAGGGCCAAAGGCACAATGTCTGCGGTAGCAAACGACTGCACAGGGTAGTTCTTTATCTGTGTGAAGTTGCTGACCCTGCCACGACTGTTGCGTCGTACATCAGGGAAGGCAAACTCACGGCCAGATGGTGTAGTAATCTTGCCCGTGGCTATAGCTTCTTTAGCCAGTCGGGAGTGCCAATCGGCCACGCCTTGGTATTTCTGCGTGAAGTGTGTGTAGTATTCAGCTTCCGCTGGTGTTCTTCCAAAGCCAGTCGCTCCATATAACGGCGCGAATGTATGCGCTTTCGCAGTCTGTCTGTCCGTAGGCTGACCAGCATCGGTAATAACTTCAGCGGTGTATGAGTGTACATCAAATCCAGTAGACACTTCCTCAATTGCAACTCCATCCTGTGATAAGTATGCAGCGGCACGAAACTCAAGCTGTGCAAAGTCAGCTTCCATAATCTTACCGCCGTTAAACCGTGACACAAATACCTTCTTCACGGGGAAGGTGCCACCACGTGGCATGTTCTGCATGTTAGGGTCACGACCACTGAACCTTCCGGTAGCGGTCATGTGCTGTGTAAGACGGACATGCAGCTTGCCGTCTTGCTTGGTGTGCATACGAATGCCATCAACAAAGGATGACAGGTAGGTATCCACAGCAGATAGCCTACGTACCTTGGACAAGAAGTCTACTGCATCGTCCATACCCTTGGCTCGTGCGGCACCCTCAAGTGTCTCAAGGTTCTGCTTGCTTGTACTGAAGCCGTTAGCACTTGCCCACTTGGCAGAGGGTGGCTTGAACTTCAGTCCAGCCAATTCTTTACCAGCCACAAGATGATAACCAGCCCCACCACATGATGTACATTTATTAGTACGGGCAAATGGTGTTCCATCTTTCTTTACCTTTCTTACTTGGCCGGAGCCATTGCACTCACGGCACTGTGTTGCTTTGGTCTTATACAGACGCTCTGTACCACCAGCAATGAGACTGCGGAAGTCAGGCTCAGACATGTATGGGTCAATAGCGTTGCCCCAGTACTGCTTGTCCAATACCTTGCGTCCATACACAACCCATGACAATTGCTCTGGGCTGTTCAGGTTGATAGGTGTGTCACCCATCAGAGTACGAACATGCTTCTGTAGACTGTCAATAAGTTGACGCTTCTCCTGTTCAAACTCTTGACGCACCTCATCTAGCTTGGCTATATCCACACTGAAGCCACGCTGATAGATACGTGAGAGGCACACAGCAACTTCATTAGTCAGGTCAACAGTACCACGCAAGCCGCTGTCTTCCTTACTATTAAGGCGAAGCATTAGCTTGTCAGATAGTTGCTGCGTAGCGTGTAAGTCAGCCGATAGGTACATAGTCAATTCTTCCCAAGGTATGTCACGTGTGCTATATCCCTTGGCGAAGTACTCCTTAAGTGTGTCCTGCTTCTTAGTGTCCAACTCGTAACGCTCTGCACATGCTTCAAGAGACAGTGGCTCCTTCTGTCCACGCTGCATGACGTACTCTGCCAGCATCGTATCAAACACAGGGCCATCATACTTGAAGCCTGATTCCCACAGCCACAACAAGTCGTGTGCTGCGTTGTGCATGATGAGTATGGTAGCTTTGTCTAGGTATTCCTGCACCATAGTATGTCCATAAGCATCTGCTGGTACATCACTGTGGTCAAAGGTGGCGATACACTCTTCACCCATGTCACTCAGCATTCCCACCATAGTCAGTGAGTTGTCAGGCTCAAACGGGTCAAGGTGTGTCTTACCATCACGCTTGGTGACAGTATTCTCTACATCAAGTGTTAGCTTCATCCTTCGTACCTCGCTGTCTGATAGTTGAGTTCACAGTTTACCATACCATGCCAGCCATTCAACTTGTTCTTTACAATGTTGATGTGCCGCAGTGGACTGTCTTCTTCCTGACCCTCGACTGTTGGTGACTTACCAATCAGTATCATCAGGTCAGCTTCCGCAGCCTTACCTGTCCGGCTACCTTCCATCATGCTCTGGTTCAACTGCGCGCGGCCTTCTGCCTCTGCCGATAGCTGAGACATGTAGAACACAGCACAGTCATAGGTCTTGGCAATCTGCCGTGCATAGATAGCACATGCCTTGAGTGCTTCGTCCTGTCGTGCAAAGGAACCCTGCACGCCAAACTTATCACCCATGTCAAGCACAAGGACATCAGGCTTATAAGACTTGCATACGGACTCAACCCATGCCATGTCACGACCACCCGCTTCCTTAATCTTGATGTTATTCATCACCGGCTGATACAGTGCCTGTGCCTTTGACATATTGTCCCGTACTTCACGGGCTGTCATGCCAGCGGCAGCAGTCAAGTATCTGGCACCAACACGGTGTGTCGGCTCCTCGTTACACAGGATGATGCACTTGGCACCCTGATGTGCGAACCCGCCCGGTGCAGCAATCAAGCTGGCATGGAAGGATGTCTTGCCAGTGTTAGGCCGTGCGCCAACTTCGATAAGCTGGCCACCAGACACACCCTCTACCTTACGTGTCACACTTGGTATGTTGAATGTCCAACGTGCTTCCAGTTCAGCTTTAGCCATGAGTGTCTCAATGGTGATGTCATCCCACTCAATGTTGAGATTAGGAATGAAGTCATCCCCGTAACGCTCAAGTAAGTTACGCAGAGACTCAAGGCTGGCCGCATCACCATTGACCATATCAAAGCCAATGTTAGCTACGTCCTCACCCACTACCTGTTGGAACAGCTTGGACAACACCTCTTGTGCTACGTCACTGCCCATAGGGTCTTCACGTTTAATCTGCGAGAAGAGTGATGAATACCCCTGCTTCTGCGCAGTAGTTAGTGTCGGGTTGTCTGACATGAACAGGGCTTCTATCTCATCTGGCGTAACACTACGCTCGTACCTGTCCATAGCAGCGTCAATCGACTGCTTGATTTTCCGCACGTCCTTACTGAACAAACGCTGCGGACACTTAGAGCCACGATGGTCATCATAGAATGACTTGTCCATCAGGCTCCTAATTATTGATAATTCCATGAAGGTTCTCCATATCTGTCGGGTTACGATATTTCAAGTCGTCGGTTAGTCTGAGGACACGAACATCGTTGACATGCCCTCGTAATTCCTTTGCCATAATCAAAGTCTTCGGCAGCGCATCGGGGTCTAGCGCAATGATTGCTGTTGAGAACTGCGAGAGATACCCTTTATGCGTCTCTTGCAATGACGTGCCTAGAAGCGCAACCCCGACAAAGGTGCCGTAACCAACAACGGCTGCACTCAAGCAGTCCTCAACAACTACGGCGACTTTACCACACCCTGATGTGTATGGCAAGCCGCTTTTTCCATATCGTTTCCATTTAGGTAATCGCTTACCCAATGAGCGTCCGGTAGCATCCACAATCTTGCCGTCATGTACGATGGGGAATACCATGCGGTGTTCCTTCACGTCATACATAAGGCCAAGCTGCTCTGCATCCAACTCATATAACTCCCATGCAATCTCTGCCACGTTCCAGTCATGCGGCACGATGTAGTCAGGCAGCTTGAACGTGTCCTGCTTGGCGAAGTCATCGGCACCGGCAAAGCCAGCACGAATATCATCGGCACTCATACGAACACGTGTCCCACCCTTCACACCACAAGATGCACGATAGCAATTCCATACAAGCGAACCCATGTTGTTTGTCACCGTGAAGGTTTTCTCTCCACAGTTAGGACAAGCAACACGCTTGGTCATACCTACGGGTACGTCCATATCACTTACAATGTTATATATATTATCCATGTATATATCACTTTCCTTTGCGGCAGTTAGGTGCTTTTACCATGCGATTTTCGTGCTGTCAATGCACTATTTGCACTGGCATATGTATTTCTCATGTAAGGTTTCACCGACTGCGGGTTACTGTGTCCAGTCACAGACATGATTTGTCCCATAGGGACACCAGCCTCGACCATCTGTGTCGTGCCTGTCCTACGTAAGTCCATCAGACGCAACTCCTCTGGCAGATTAGCTTGCCTCATAACAGCCCGTCCAGCCTTGCTGAGACGCTCTAAGCTGTATGGATGATACTTACCACCAACAGGCAACACACGGGGTGCCACATAGGCTTGAAAGCCAAAGTCTTCCTGCTGCTGAACAAGCATCTCGTACAGGTCATCTTCGATTGGAAGGCACACCTCTGCCCTGCGCTTGCTCTGCTCAAGGTACAGCTTGCGTTCAACCATGTCGAGGTTGTCCCACTGCAGTAGACGCATGTCACCCAGTCGCTGGCACCACTCGTATGCCATGTGAATAATCAGGCCAAGGCTGCGCCACTCAAACTGACCATAGGCAGTGTCAAGGAATTGACGCACGTTGTCTTCTGACCACACTACCTTACGTTGTGGTGCAGTCTTACGTTTGATGTTGGCAAATGGATTCACCATAGCATACTCCATGTCGATGGCGTAGCGATACAGCAACGACGACACAGTGCATACATGATTGGCAAACGTGATGCCACGCTTCACCCATTCTTCGTATGCGTGTTTGGCTTGCTTGCTCGACAACTTGTCATACGCAACAGACCCAAACTCACCGACCAATATGTTGAGGAAGTATTGATAGTCCTTCTTAGACTTGTCCCTCAACATACTGAAATCGTTGGAAGAATAGTATGTCAATACTAAGTCTTCAACTGTCTTCATGTGATTCTCCTAGTCTCTGTGGCCATATGGTTCAGCATCGTCACCCATCACATGACGACAGCCCATAGGGGACTCGTCACAATTTGGGTAGCTATAGCAACCAAGGTGGGGGTCTATGTATTGCATACGCAACACTTTATACTTGATGAAATCAAGCACAGACCAGCATATACGTATGATGGGATTCCGTATCCCAAACACAAATACGTATTCCCAATACCCCCATCTTACGTCTGAATGTAGGCTTTTGTACGGCCCCTTGCCAGTATTAATCAAGTCAAGGTGTATAAAGAAGTCCCTAATATCGAGATACAGCCAGAAGAACCACCACCTGAACTTTGAGTCTGGGTGATGATTGTCAAGGTGTTGCTCTATATTCTCAATGACTTCCCATCTGGAAAAAAACGCACTGCCTTCTTTGTACCAAATGCAAGACCACAACGTAGGGTATTCCCTGTCATCTGTATTACTCATGCTGCCAGTAACTCCTTGAACTCTGTGCTGTTCACCCACTGTGCAGCCTGATTCTCACGACGGAACATAGTGACAGCGTTGGTATCCTTGCCAGTGTTCTTGACACTGAACCCGTTACGCTCATCTGCCCAGCTTGAGTAGTTCGTGAAGGCACTGTATAATGCCCAAGCATTCTGCCCACGGGTAGCAGCCTCTTGATTGTATAGAGTAAGCATCTTCTCTGCCGTCCGGTCTGATTTGAACAGAGATTCCAGCATGGCTTTCACATCTCCGACATACAATGTCTTGTTTGCGAACCGCTGAAGACGTTCAGACTGTGCGTAGAACGATTGTGTAGAACCCTTCAGGTCACTGATAAAGGCTGGCATGTTGAAGCCGCTAGTGTTTCTGCGCTTGATGTCGTCATACTCTCCGGTAATCATACCGTTAGTGCAGAAGAAGTCGATAGCACCGAAGTACACCTGATTGGAAGCAGTACCATCCACCCCACGCAGGGCAATGATACGCTGTGCAATCGTGGTGCTGTGCTTGTCGGACTCAATACGCGCAGTCACCTCTGGCAGTGACATGTCCATCATAGCCCACGCATTGTTGTGCGCAGACTTCCAGCGGATATTCATGCTCTCGCATTCTTCTGGCCCCAAGTTCTCTGTGATGGCGTTGTGTACATCGGTGAAGAATGTACCATGATTAGCAGTGTTAAAGCTACTACCAACCACAGCAAGATATTCACCTGTGTTACCGTTGATGACATACTTCTTGTCATCTACTTTAGTAGGTTCGTACTCAACAGGAAAGTTGAGGTTCTCTGGCAGCAGTTCCTCTGCTGTAAACATATGTGTGTCTAACGGCATGATTGCTTCTCCTTTCGTGCTTCAATAGCTTCCTTCATCTTGGCAAATTTCAAACGCCTTACGTGCATCTGATGTCTTTGCTTGTTACCGTCACCGCCACTCCATGCGGCTCCTTTTCCTAAGTGTTTAGTCGTCTTGAAATATCCCCATCTTCCCATGATAATTCACTCCTTCCATTGGCAACTGAGAGTTACGTTGTATCACAAAGACTGCGCACAGTCAAGCACTAATCCCAGCGATAGAATACGTGGTCACCTATCTGTACGACAGGTGTCTTGCTTTCTGCCCACTCAGGCAGAACATAGGTTGCATGGTAGTGTGTCGCACCCTCAACGAAGTCATCAAGGTTGCCTGTGTGTACACCCTGTGCAATCAACATAGCTTGCTGCCATGCCGTCTGGTCAGGGGTCTTGTCTGACTTACCGTCGCAGTACCAGCTAAACTGACAGCGATGGCGTACAGGGAAGTCCTGCTTCCATGAGTATGTCGGGCCTTGCTTAACCACATCACATACACTGTCAGGATACCTGTCATCATACACTCTGTTCATCACCACTTGGGCGACCGCAACCTGCCCAATGAAGGGCTGGTCACGGGCCTCATGGTAGATGTTCAGTGCCAAGCATACAAGTGCTTCTGCAAACATCAGTCTTCGTCCTCTTCTGCCAGCACCCAATCTGCGTAGGTCATACGATGGCCGTCGTCATCCTCTTTGGGTACGAACTTGAGGATGCGGTGCAGGTCACAGTATAGGCTCTCCAACTTGCCCACATCAGACATCCAGATATCCTGACAATCCCAGATAGTCTGCAGGACATTCTTCAAGTCGTTGTGTGCTTTCAGTAAAGCAAGTCTGTCGTCATGTGCAATGTTCATGTCTATCCTCCTAATCACAAGATGTTTGTCGGGATATCACAGCCACCCAACACTGCTGGTCTTCATCGTAGTACGCTGGCCGCACAAGTCTAGTGCCGTATGCAAACGGATGCCAGCCACCGAAGTAATCCTCCACCTTCTGTGCAAGGATGTCATGTTCTTGGTGTTTCAATTCAACTGTCACGGTCTTCATGCTGTCTCTCCCATCCAGTGTGGCATCTCTCTGCCACCTTTGTCCCATCGGGCAAAGGCAGCCTTGTCTACTTTGTAGAAGGCACGGTACGCCTCAATAGGCCAGTCCTCATCTGTCTTCAGGTCATCATGTCCGCTGAAGCATTGCGGGTGAGGCGTTACGTCACCGTCTGGTAACAGATGCCGCCCCTCGTACAATGCAATGCTGTGCTTGCCAGCACCATGCCACTTGCCATATCTGTGATGATACTCACACAGCATGGATGTGTACAGGCTGTAAGCCCAGCGGTAATTGGCACGGTTCTCCATAGCCCACAGGGTACAGGGATGCTTCTGATGCACAGGCTTGTATAGCCCACGTTCTTCTGCATACTCCGGTGCATGATGCCACAGTGTAGTACATAGCATCTGCGCTTCCTCCAATGGCATCTTGACAATGTGCTTGTCACACAATGACTTAGCGATAGCATCGGGGTGATGCTCAATTAGAAACCTATTCATGCTCACCCCCATTACCTCTGCCAAGTCCACCGAAATACTGTGGCTTACGCTTGGCTGTTTCAAACACACCTGCCGTGATAAACACACCAGCAATCAGCAGGGCATGTGCTATGGCACTGATACCGAATACAGTGATAGAGCCTACAGACATGGCAAAGATAATGCACCACATCCAAGCCAGCACCTGCATCACCATGTGCCGTGTGTTGTTGTCAGGGATATGGACCAGCGGATTGTACCGCCAGTCCATGATTAGTTTCCATGTGTTACGCATTACGGGTATCTCCTGTTCAGATGGTGTGCGACACTCTGCTGGTCTGGTTCTTCGCGGTCAAACCAATAGTCTAGCAGCGTATACTTGACACGCTTGGCATTGATACGTCGCACCTGTTCGTCAGTCATCCGGCGTTTGTTTGTCCGCTTGGTGCGGAATTTGTTTGTGTTCACTCGCATCTTTGTCCTTCTTTCTGTTGTACTTTGTCTTGTCTGGCACAACCTGTGTGCGTCTGCGACCCTGCATCATTGCTTTGGCCACAGGATTTACTCTATTGATGCGATCACGCATTGTCAACCCCCCAATTCATATATCATCATTCGGAGTTCATCTTGATATTCCTGTACCCTAGACCAGTCATCGTCTGACAGACGGTCTATCTGTTTCTCTGTCAACAGATTATGGATATTGTATAGGTCTATAACGTCACCGTTTGGATAGCGTTCTAGCCTAGCAAAGTCTTGTTGTGTCATATCATTACCTCATATATAAGCGCGGGGCGGGGAGCCGCTTCCATCAGCAACAACCACCGCCCCACTAACAGTGTGCTTTTGTTCTTCTTCAGACCTACTCACACACCGATTGGCAGGGGTGCAAGGAATTGAACCCTGTCCTAGTGGGTTGGAACCACTTGTGCTTCCGTAACACTTCACCCCTATAAATTCAATAACAAATAAGGCGGGGTGCTTTTTCTTCAACCCATACCGTCGCACCCCTTGAACAGTACGGGCCTACACCTATGTCATGGCATGTCTGACAACGCCTATCGCTTCGCATAGGTACTTCACGAATTACTTAACCTGTTTGTCTAAGTGCATCAATGATGCGGATACGTTCAGACAATATATACTTAGCGCGGTTGATATTCTGTCTCGCTCTGTCACTGGCACCCATTGCTATCAATTCTTGTGCATCAGACAGCCATGACATTGCCAGCATTTCCTCGCCACCCATGAATGGTTTATGGCTGTCCTTCATAGCTTCTTTGATTTCAGCAACGGTGCATCCGTACATATTCATCTCTCTGTCAGTCATATTGTCACCTCACTTGTGTTATGCCATCTGCATGATAGCAGTGACATGATACTTGCTTACTTTTTGGGCCGTGTCAAGTGCTTTGTTTGCACGATTACCTGCCACATAGGCACACCATGTGTCCCACCAGTATTGTGATCCACCTGTGTCAATAGTCAATTGCACATAGTCTGCAATCTTCTTGAGTTTCAAGTCATGCTTGATACCCTTGGAAAACTTGAGTGCAGACCGTGACAATCCTAGTCTGTCGCAATTATGGCTATCAATACAGGCCACATTGAAACCTAGCATCTGTGCCACAAATGCCGCCTTGACAATGCCTAGATTAGGCACGTTGGTCAGCACATCAATAGCACCTACCACATCATTAGCCTTGACAGCCGCTTTCATGGCAGCAAACAACACCTCCTTGTGTTCCTGTAGGTACAGATAGCCATCACGTTTGTTGCCCCATAGGTACTTGCTAGACGCGCCATTCACGTCAATGTCTAGCATCTGATTGTGGGTGGAGTGTAGACTTGCCTGTATCGTTGTCAATACAAAGGTAGCCATGCGAACAAGATTGTCGGGGTTCTTGAGTGCAAACCTAGCAATCTTTTTGTTGTCTGTCGCGTACATATTACACCTCTGATCTAATAAACTCAATGGCAAGGACAATCCAGCCACCCATGAATGAAGCTGTAGCACCAAGGAGTGCCACAATCCACACCCAATAGCCACCCGTCTGTGCAATCATAATTGCAGAGAACACACTAGCAATCGGAGCAACGGTCAGCATAAACATTAGTCCCAAAAATTCCATCTTATCCATAGTAATCACCCTTGGTTGGTATGGTTAGGGGGAGCAATGCCCTACGGATAGAGCATTACCCCCACGAAGTCAAAACATAATGACGCGCTTGCGGTCAGTCTTATGTGCTGATGCACCTGTTGGCGCACATGCCAGATCGGCAATGTCAGCAACATTGAACTCACCAAGATCGACATTGTGGTTCTTGCGATCCAACGTCTTGTCGATACCCGTCAAAAGCATCTCGAATGTTGTGATGGAATTGGACAGAATACGTGTGCCAAACTCATCCTTGAGTTTACGCGCACCCACCCTGCTGGCACGGTAACAACGCATCTTGGACAACTTGTTGCCAGTCTTGCGCTTGTACTTGGTAGCCACCCGCTGAAACTTATTCTCGTTATGTTCAGACAAATTCTGACCAGTCAGGCCAGAACCTTGGAACCAATAGCCAACATTAACATTTACATTGATAGCTTGCTTAGACATAATAATCACCTCGTGGTTGGTTAGGGTGTCAAGTGGCTTACTTTCCTCACCACCTGACTGGTTATGGGTGTGACATTACACCCCCTAATCATACCTGTCAAGAGATTTACCGGCGACAACACTTAACTGCCCACAAAGGACTAGCGCATCGTCGCCGGTATCTTGTCATATCTCAATTTTCACCTGACTTGCTATCGTCAGTTTTTACATGTGTTGCGTCAACGGCAAACCCAAGGGTTGCTAGGGTATCAGCTAAACATAGAATGTCGATTGAGTTGGTATATTTAGAAACCTAACATGCCCCCGATGCTAGGTTGCACAAGGTCAAGATATACCAGCCATGCCTTGTGCATTGTTGCTCTTTTACGCCCTTTTCACATTGACCACCCCAGAGATTTACGCTTGGTCTTGTCTTGTCATACACCTGCCGCCTTGGTAGCCGGTGCTGTTTCAAGGTAGTTTCCTAGCCTTGACAGACTCTGGTAGCCTACGCCCTGTCCACGTCACAGTGAGAGTTCGTTTCTTTATAGACGGTTAACCTATGTTGTCTAATTGAGGCTTGCTGTTGCGTCTGCTCACCTAAACCGTCTTTCGTCTTGGCCACTTTATAGTCGGATCAATTCGCCTTCCCGACTGTTCTTTTACTCTAGTCTAGTCTAATTCGTTAGTCAAGGGTTTTTTTATCTTCGCTTGCTATATGGGCAAACCCTAGCCTTGCAAGCTACACCGAATTCTATTGGCCTATCGGTTGGCCTAGTTTGAACCCTCACTGCGCTGCGCCTACATGCTCTCTGCCTAGCCCCTTGGATTTCCACCGACCGGGTAACGTGTTATCCCCTAAAGGCACGCGCTAAGCCTGACAGGCTTGGGTTCTTCTAGTCTGGTAAGCCTAGCCCTATGTCGCCTTAGCAGTCAAGGGTTATCTAGCGTTTATCTTAGGGCCACTGTTGAGCCTGTTGGCTGGTCGGGTTGTCCTTCGATGATTTGATTAGACAGGAAACGGATTTGAAACACAACAAAAAAGATTGTTAATGTTTTCAATGACTTACTGATTAACCCATTGATTTCATTGACAAATAAAAATGCAGATTGATTGCACTTTTTTTGAATATGTAATGTTTTCAAGGGGATAGGGTATTTTTCTTTTATATATATAAAGTATCGTTTGTTTGTTCTGTGTTTGTTCCTGTATTTTTGTGCATCGTCTTTTGATTTGTTGCAGAAATATCACAACATTGTATTTTTGCCACACATTTGAACGTCAATAGATAGGTGATCTGTTACCATTTCATAAAAAATGCTGCAAAAACAAAGGCATGCAATGTGAATCACCTTATTTCTGGCAGAATTGCGCTATATCGGGCCTTACTGGTTGCACATGCACGGGCGGGCAGGGGCCATGGCCGGGGTATACGTATATGTGTATGTAGAAACACACAGATCAGTAAAATGAAGTGTTAACCACAAAGGCAACAGACAATCTCATGTGCATAAGTAATGTGCAATCTGCTTAAAAAATAGGCAACTATATGTAACTGGACCCATAAACTAAAAAACTATGGTGCCAGATAAAGAATGTGTATTGACAGGCTTGACAGATTCTGATATAATTAAGTATAACTAGAATCATATAAGTGATACACTTAACTGTCCTTAGTTAAATCTATAAAAACACTTAGCTACAACACTTAAATGATTTAAAGTTTTTTTGTTAATACACTTAACTGTACACATAAGTGATATATCCGTAAAATTTAAGAAAGTGCTTGACAATGGCAAAGAAATCCGTAAAACTATACACAGACAATGTACTTGATGCATTCTACAATGCTATCCGTACAAATACACTAGACCGTCTCCATATCCCTCACAGCGATGTCTTCTACGTGCGTACTGCAGTTGAGGCACACTATGGGCGTTCATTCACATTGAAACACGTAGAAGATGCCATGAGGGCTGAAGGCTGGTCAGAGGACAAATAAATGTTTACAGCATTAGTATTGGCTTGTGTTATGGCTGCACCGGATAGATGCATTGAAGCAGAAGATATTCGTGGTCCGTATGAGACTGAGGGTCAATGCGTTATGAGGGCGCATGAGATGGTAGCACAGATGCGTATGGCATTCCCTGTGCCACATACGTATCAGTACAAGTGCGTAGAGCAGTCTATCAAACAAAAAGGTATTTCCCTGTGAGTATTCCAGAGAGAGTCAAGAACAAGATGAAGGAAGAGGGTCTCAAGGGCGTGAACAAGCCTAAGAGGACACCCAAGCATCCAACGAAGTCTCACTGTGTGATGGCATCGGAAGGTGGTAAATACAAGTTTATACGTTTTGGACAGCAGGGCGTATCAGGGGCAGGTAAGAATCCCAAGAGTGCAAAGGACAAAGCACGTAAGAAGTCGTACTATGCACGGCATGATGCGCAAGGCAAACCGACCACGAAGCTGTCAGCGAAGTACTGGTCTCATAAAGTTAAATGGTAGAGGAATAAACAATGACCCCAGCAGAAGCATACAAGATTACTAGAAATCCCGATGACTATAGTAAAGCGGAAATTAAAAAAGCTAACAAGATTTTGGAAGCCTACAGTGAAGTTACTGAACGTGACCGTACTGGTGGTTTTGAATCTACAGATTCTGAAACTAAAAAGCAAGCAACTAAAAAGCCACAAAGTAAGGCCCGTGGTGGCATGGCAAAGAAAGCACAGATGATGCGCGGTGGTATGGCTAATGGTAAAATGCACATGTATGCTGCTGGTGGTAGCGTAACTGAGAACCCCGGCCTTAAAGCATTGAAAGCTAGTGGGCCAAAGGGCATGCAAGCCTACAATAAAATTACAGGTAAGTAATGGCACCCCGCCCCCGCAATTATAAAAAAGAATACGCTAATTACCAAAGCAAGCCACAGCAGAAGGTTAATCGTGCTGCACGTAATCAAGCACGTAGAACTGTTAAGAAGGCTGGAGTAAATACTGCTGGTAAGGATATAGCGCACAAGAATGGGAACCCTCGTGACAATAGGCGGGGTAATCTAACACTGCAACGGCCATCACAGAATAGGTCTTTTGCTAGAACTAAGACTGCAGGTAAACGGAATAGACGTGCATAAGATTGAACAGGACATTCGCAAGTGGTCCAATGATTTCTTAGAAGTACCTAATGCGAAACTGAATGGTCTACCGCCCTGCCCCTATGCCAGAAAGGCATGGGCTGATGACAAGGTGGTCTTTAGCATAAACACAGGGCTGGATGGACTTATGGAACAAGTCCGTACATTCAGCGACCATGACTACGAGATTGTAGTGTGGGCAGAAGAGAATTTGCCAGACATAGAATACCTAGACGGTTACTGTGATGGCATCAATGAGTTAGCATCCGTAGCTGGTATTGATTTACACCTGATGGTGTTTCACCCCAACTACGATGCAACAGAGGCTGGACTTGACTTCCTTGTCGATGACGGGGTTACAGATGACAGCTTATCTTACTGCATGGTCTTTGTACAGTTGTTATCCAAACTGGACGATGCAGCTTTGTATCTGGAAAAGTCCAATTACTACGAACACTTTCCAGATGATGTTTATGAAGCCTTAGTTCTTGACAGAAGGAGATTGCGCAATGGCAATGGGTAAAGCTAAAATGGCTAAGAAGAAAATGCGTGGCGGTGGAATGACCAAGATGCGTGGTGGCGGTATGGCTAAGATGGCCAAGAAGAAGAAGATGATGCGTGGGGGCATGGCTAAAAAGAAGAAGTAATGCCTTACATACAGGATTCAGATTTACACGGTCACGGAGTTTTCGCAGATAAGGACTATGCTCAAGACGATACAATAGAGTTGTGTCCTTATTTGTTTGTCTCTGAAGATGAGGTAGCTGATGAATGTATACTTCACAACTACATGTTTCAGTCTGCGTATGAAGGCGACACGGACTTTATGGTCGTACTAGGTTTAGGCATGGTGTATAATCATGGCGACCCCCCAAATGCAGAATGGGAAATAGATGACAAAGACGAACGCTTTGTTAGATTTTTTGCACTTAAAGAAATAAAACAGGGCGAAGAAATACTGCACGATTACGGAAAGCAGTATTGGGAAAGTAGAGATGCCAGTATTACAATCGGGTTCTAAGTTTCGTACAGAGGTAGTTGCGTTAGGTAATACTAACAAGACGAATGTGTACACCGTACCTGCAAAC